AGTCACTACGCCGATACCGACAAGCAGAGCCGTACCGAGACCGATAGCCGTTGCAATGGTTTCTCCGTTATCAAGAACAGGTTGCCATGCTTGCCCGATTTCGTCCAAACCCTTACCGATAGCCCAAATCTCCACGAGGAACAACCCCGTTGCGATACCCAACTCTGCGAGAATTGCAGTGCCAAGAGCAATGTTCACGATAAGCGGTGTACCGACAGAACCAAGCAAAGCAGTCACAATACCGACAACCGCTAAGATACCGATACCAATACCCATAGCCGCCAAGACCGTGCCGCCATTATTGATAACAGGTTGCCACGACTCACCGACCTGCGCTAATCCCTCGCCGAGTAGAATGATTGCTCCCGTGATGAGGAGTGCCGCCGCCGCGACTTCCGCGACAATTACGATACCCAAGCCGAGGTTCTTTGTGAGAGAGGTGAGGTTCGGGGACAGCTTCGTGCTGACCGTGGTATCGAGAGTTTCTGTTGCCGTTGCAACGGTCGTGACCGCTTCGGAAGCCTTACCGATGGTAGCGACCTCCTTGAGCTTGGAGAACACATCTAACGCCATAGCGAGACCGCCGAGGACTTCCAGTGCGCCGATAATCAGCGTCACCTTATCTACGCCGCTCCAATCGCCTTGCTTGATAGCGTCCCAATTCGCGCCAATCTCTGTGATGATGGAGGTGAATCCTTGAATAGCCAGTCCCCATGCCGCCACCTTGAGATTGCCTGTGAACACACCGATACCGATTGCAATGTTGGTGAGACCTCTGATAGCGGTATTGGCGTTTTCCCAATTTACGCCGCTTTCGGAAATGTCCTTGATTGCAACAGCAATTTCACCGATACCCTGTACGACCTTGAGCGCACCGCCAATCTTGAGATTGCCGAGGATAATCAAGCAGTCACCGATTGCACCCGTGAACTCACTAATCATACCGACAACATTTTGGAATGTTGCGCCGTTCTCAAGGAAGTCTTGGAAATATCCGATGAACTCATTAAGGTCGGACAACAGCCCAAGTGCGCCGAGTCCCGCCCAACCTGCGCCGAACCCCTTGAACGAGGTGATATACTTCACGAAATCGGCAACGCCTTTTGCAATTTTCCATGCCGCGAGACCCGCACCGATAGCACCCACCGTCAACAGGATTTTCCCAAGACGGGTATCGAACAGGTCAGCCCACGAGTCGATTTCCTTGTTCAGACCGAGCCATTCTTTCATTTTCTGAACAATCTCATCGACCTTTGAACTGATTGCGCCATCGAGGAAATCATAGGTCGGCAGGTCAAAACCAAGACCGCCACCCCCGATGTCACCGATACCACCCGTGCCGCTCCCGCTTGTATCTTCGGGAGGAGAGATGATGTTCAGTTCATCAATGCCGAGCAGAGCGTTTTTCAGCTCTTTCGCCTTTTTGGTAGCGTCACCAAGACCGTCTCCAATGTCCTGTGTACTGTCAGCGACTCCACCGACAGTTGCACCGATACCGCTATAATCAATTTCCGGCAGTGCAAATCCGAACAGGCTTGCAATGGCATTTGCAATAAGCCGAATGACCTTTGCTACGGCAATCGCATACGGCAGGATAGCGTTCAGAGCAGGAATAAAGATATTACCGATTGCACGGGCGCACTGAGTAACCTGTGCTTGCAGGACACGGAGTTGGTTCGCAGGAGCGTTCAGTGTTCTCGCCATATCGCCCTGTGCAGTTGTTACCTGCGTCATAATCGCGTAGTAACGCAACTCCGCTTTTTCAGCCTGTGTCATAGCCGAGACTTTCTTCTCAATACCGAGGGTGTATGCTTCCTGCTGTAGACGAGCCACAGACAGGTCATAACCGAGTCTACGGAGCGGTTCAAGCTCACCCGCGATACCCGACTGTAACTTTTGGAACGCTTCCTTGAACGGAATGTTAAAGAACGAGGAAATGTCATATCCAAGCTGAGTCAAGTTTCGACTCATCGTGTACGCTCTATCGCTTGCCACACCGAAACCCTTGGTAATCGTCATAAATACACCTTGGTTTCGCAACCATTCGGCGGGGTCGATACCAACGATTTCACTGACACGCTCTGCGTACTCCTGCGCCGCGCTTGCGTACTCACCCATAGACGCGGTAAACAGGTTCAAATCTTCAACATACTGGTTGGACTTATTGATAAATCCTGCCAATACGGAAGCCGCTTTTTTTACTGCTACGATAGCAATACCGATTTTTGCGGCGAGGTTCACATAGCTTGTGGACGCTCTGTCGTTCGACTTCGACAGATTGTTTGTACTGGTAATCAGCTTTTGGATTCTCGCCGGAAACGCCGCAAACCCGCTCGAAATGGCTTGCATTTGCGTAGCGAGAGGAGCGAAAGCGTCTGCCAACTGTTGAACCTGTGACGCAAGTTCCCCGATGTTTACCGTCTTTAGAGACTGCATGAGAGCGGGGATTTTGCCAAGCTGAGTCACAAACGAGGTAAGGTTGTTCTTACCCATCTGAGAAAGCGGGGAAAGAGCAGATACCAGTTCAGAAATCTGCGTTCCCAACCCGCCGATGTCCACACCGTTAAGACCCTGTACCGCTTGCGGCAATCGCTGTAGCTGAGAGATAAAGCTGTTGAGGTTCGACTTGCCGATTGTGGAAAGCGGGGTAAGCGCGTCCGCAAGCCGTCCGAGCGAGGAAAAATCAGTCCCATTCAGAGACCGTACCGCTGTCCCAAGGTTGGAAATCTGATTAGCTACAGAAGACGAGAGCTTGAGGTTTCCGCAAGAGGAAAGTGCCTGTAAGCCCTGCGCCATCTTGTTCAGATTATCCACATTGGTGGAGCTGATACTGTTCAGTGCGGTATTCAGCGTAGTAAGCTGTCTTGCCACAGCGGTAAGACCAACTCCACCTTTGGTAGCGGATTTTACTTTACCCAAAGAAGAAGCAAGCGCGTCTAATTGTGCCACTGCCGAGGTAGCACTCGATTGTACTTCAAGTTCTAACTGTTCGATTGTAGTAGACACGGTTCTCACTTCCCTTCAAATTTCTTGTTATGCTTCGCCATAAAGCCCTCGATAAGTGCTTTGCCCTTATCATAGGTTTTCTTGTCCTTTTCTTCCTGCTGATACTCAGCCTGTTTTTCCGTAATAACAAACGGTTCAGACAAGTACGGCGCAGGTTTTGTACCCTTTTTGGCAAAAGCATGGAGCAGAGGTGACACACGGGACAGAGCTTCGTAGAAATACGCACCCTGTAACCACATTTCTTGGTTTTTTCTGCTCGTTCGGAGTTCTTCCGCTTTCCGATAAAAAATCACCAGTCGGCAATCTTTGTCCCAATACTGTTCTTCGGTCATGCCGAGAGATAGGTAATACGGAAAAAGCTCCTCAAATTTCTCTCCGTAAGAGTGGAGGGGAGCAGTGGCAGTAACACCACCACTCCCCTCAGTGGAGGACAGCGGGTCACTCACCAAGTCGCTGTCCAGTTCAAGTTTCCCTTGCTTTCTTCGGGTTCTTCAACGAGGGTCATAATCGGTTCGTTATACATTTCTGCCAACTTACCGATAAGCTCCTCTTTCTTGGTGAGCTTAGAATAGATTGTGTCGATGGTGTCCTGCTTCACAAAACGATGGTGAGCAAGGAACGCACCTGCGAACAGTGCCGGGAGGGTACTCATGGGCTTTTCGGTGATTTCGGACGCGATAAAGCCTTTTTTCTCCATTTCTGCAACGGTTCTGCGGGTGTATTCGAGGGTGTATTCCTTATCCTCGAAAGTGAAAGTCAACTGTTTACTCATTGTTCTGTCCTCCTAAATTTTCTTTTACTCTGCCACAGTGATAGGGGTAGACGGTGCGATAGTGACGGTCATATCAACGACCTCATTCACGCCACCGCCAACGGGGAACGCGGAAAGCTGACCCTTGAACTCGAACTTACCGTCAGAGCCAGTGGGAGTCAGTACGCCGCCGCTCTCAGTGCCACCGAACCACACTGCGTAGGACTCCTCCTTGCCCTCAAGAGCCTTGAGCTTGGTAAAGTCCTCCTTGGTGTAGTTCGCAGTGAACTCAAGCGCGTCAAGAGACTGAATACCGGGAATATAGGTCTGCATTTTGTCAGACAGGGTAGTAGTCTCCAACATTTCCGGCGCACCGCCGAGGTCGGGGAAATCCTTGATGTCGATAACCTTTTCATAGGTATCGCCCGTGCTTGCTTTCTTCATAAGAAAAATCTTATAGGTGGAAATAGCCATGATTTTTACCTCCTGTAAATTGTTTTATTTTTGGATATTACTGCCCGGTAGCGTCCGAGCATACGATAAATGGTCGCTTCGTCTTGGTTTGGTACAGGTTCGAGCATTGTCCGAGTGAAGTTCAGTTCCAAGAGCCGTTCGTCAATGAACGCCGCCAGTGCCTTACACTCCGCTTTCTTACCCGATGTCTTATTAGAGTAGACATTCACCTCATAGGTCACAGCCACATGATTTTCGTGTCCCTCCGTGGTCTGAGAGTTGCGGAATGTGGCATTGTCTATCTCAACGATGGAGATAAAAGGAAACGAGGAGGGTGACTTGACATACTCGCTCATAATGAGCAGGTCGGGACATTTCTTCTCGAACGCCGCATAAACCTTTTCCGATACTTCGTCAAAAATATCGTCTTCCATGTCAATCATTGAAACACCTCCCTCGCTATTTCTGCGATTTCATCACAAACGGTTTTTACGGCGTTATACATCGGCATGGTGGCGGGTGCGCCATGAGTCAAGCGTAGTTTACCGTCCTCATAGAACCCCCACACATCTTTCTTACCCATGCCCTTGCCGTAGCCGCCGATTGTGAACCCCAACTCTGACCCTTTCGGGTGAGGAGAAGTACCCGCCGAGCCGTTGTAATGAACACCTGCGCCGAACTCGACCCAAACCGCGTCTTCACCCCGCGCAATGACAAGTGTGATATTGCTCCGTTGGTCGATACTCACATCGACCTGTGCAGTGCGTTGACCGCCTTTCAGCAAATCGTCCACGACAGCTCCCGCAAATCCGTCTCTCGACAGTTCCGCAAGCCGCTCCGCAACTTTCTCCCGCAAGAGGTCGGTTTTGCGGATAATATCCTGCTTATACTGTTCCAGTTCTCGCATTGCTCTGTCGATGTCACGCACAGACAGCCCAAATCGAATAATCTTTTTACCCACTGACCGTCACCTTGCTTATGGCGATTGATACGCTGTTCAAACTCTTTGCAACCTTTTTCACTACATAATCGTGAGGTGTGATTACCTCACCTGCGTCATTGACCTTGAGTGAACCGTCCTCATTGAGTATCGGTAAGGTATCGACCCACAAGACGGAATACTCGTCAATGGGCGGCGTAATGAAATCCATTACAATTACCTTGTCATAGGACTCATTCTCACCGAACTGCCGCGTCTGTGTCTCGCCTTTTGCCGCTGAAATATTGGCGCGTTCCTCGATGGGATTACCGTGAATGACCTTGTACTGACCTGTTTTTCTGCCTTGTTCGTTAAGGATAGGTTCTCTGCCCTCGTAGAGAGCGTAGTAAAACTTCACCCTATTTCGGTTCATGCACCTCATCGAATCACCCCGCAATGCGGTGTGACCGCCTTGAGCATGGACGCGGGAATGTCCGCGTTTTCATACTGCCGCGTAATGCCGTTTTCGGTGTGAGAGGTCTGCCCCTCCGCACCACGCTTGTTGAGCATATAGGCGGCAATTTCGATTTGCAGGTACTCGTACTTGGCGGGAACTTCGGTCACAGTATCATCATACGGGTACGCCTTTGCGAGAATCTTACTGCCGGACAATTTAAGGTAGGTGGACAACACTTCGTCCGTGTCAGAATCACCGACCATAGCTTTCAGAGCCGCCAGTTTTTCAGTATCAGTCATGTTGTCCACCTCCTAACTTACGCCGCAGTGATTTCGTACCAACCCTTGGTCTTCGGGCTATCACCCTCTGCGGGAACAACCGCCACATAGCCAAGACCGCTCTTAGCGTAGTAGGTCTTACCCGCCGTAACCGTGGTATCGGTGCTTACCGCCGCAGTACCCTTAACAATCTTGACCGCGTAACGCTCGTCCGTCAGCGCGGGGAGATAATACTTGCGGCTGAAAATAGTGTTCTTACGAGTGTTCGCGTCACTGGAATCGCGAGGAGGAGTCTCGACCTCAACACCCTTTTTGTTGAACAGAGTGACCGCCTGTTTGGTAGCGGTACAGATAGTGCCGGAAATCGCGTCTTTCTTGGTGTAGATGTTGACACCCGCCACCGTGCCGACATAACCGCTACGGGCAAAGGACTCAACATACTGCAAGCTCAGACCAAGAGCCTTACGCAGAGCCGCCACATCAGCCGGAGAGACGAACGCAAAGAAGCTCACGCCCTCGATGTTCTCAAGGTTATACATAGCCTGTGCGTCCGCGAAAGCGTCAAAGTTGAGCGCGGAAACAACAATGACCTGCGTTGCTTTGTTGAACTCTGCGAAAATGTCAGCGTTGACGGTGTTGAACATATCCGTACCCATGTGACGCACACCAACGGGAACGAGCATGGGGTCGGTCATTTCCTGCTCATCGTAATACTCGAAACGGTTCTGAGCCATCAGAATCTTATACTCGAACGGAGCATAAGTGACCTCAATGCTTTCGGTGTTACCCGCGCCCATAGCCAACTTCTGAGTGGCGTTACTTGCGCTGTAACGGTTGATTTTGCGCGTCATACCCGCAGTACCCACGAGAGAGTTATCCACGGTGCAGAACTGCTGTAGGTCGAGGTGAGAATTGAACTGGTCTTCAATCTCGTTCGACAGATAGAAATTATCGTAAATCTTATGAGCCATTACTCATTACCTCCTGTATAAAGTTCCTTATATTCTTCCGGGTGTTCCTGCGAGAACTTGAGCCTGTCGGCAGGATTCATTTCCCGGAGTTTCTTGAGTGTCATGGTTTTGCCGTCCCCATCGGGAGTAGGCTTCGGAGTATCTTTCAGAGCTTCCGCACGAATCCTCTTTTCAAAGGAAGTGAGGTGCTTCTTCTGATTGGCAAAGACCTTTTCCAAATTGCCGTCTGCCATAGCTTCCGCTGTCTCATCAGCCAAACTTTCCTCATAGCCCAACGCGACCAATTTCGCCTTGTTCTTAGAGACCGCGCTCTCACGCAGGAGCTTGTTGTACTTTTCTTCAAGCTCGTCACGCTCCTCCTTTTCTTTCAGCTTGGCGGCTTCGTCCTCAGAGAGCTTATCCCGCAGTTCCTTTTTTTTCTCAGCCAGTTCGGAAGCAGTCTTATCAAACAGCTTCTTATCCACATAGCCGGAATAATCGGGGTCGGGAATGTCAAATGCTTCCAAAGCCTTGAGCTTATCCTCTGCGGACATTTCGGCGTAACCCTCAATTTTACTTACATCAATCTTTGCCATAAAATATTCCTCCTTGCGTTTTTACGGGTTCTCTCCCGTTATGGTGCGATTTAAGGTTTCTCTACCTATTTGCGATTAAAGTCTTCTCTGACTATCTCAAACGGTCAATGCCGCCTAAAATCATTTATCGTCCTCATCGGGGTTCGGATTTTCTACAGGTTTCTGCTCAATCATTTTCGCCTGTTCCTGCTCGTAATACTTCACGCTCATTGCATAAGCGCGTTCCGGGTCGATAAACAAGCCGGAATGTTGGAAAGCAAGAAGCGGGTGAATCTTCGGATTGTCGAGCATAGTAGTAAGCACCTGCGACTTACTCTGAATGTTCTCGTAATTACGGCGGGTGAACTGCAATTCGATGTCCTTGAGGGCAATATCAAAATCACTCAGCTCACGGCAGATACGCAACACGAGCTTGAGCATTTTCTTCTCAGCCTTTTTGAACATATTTTCGCTGTCTTTCGCCCTTGCTTCCGCGAGAGACCAACCGTCTCGCAGAAGTACCGCCGCGCCAGTATCGCTCGTGGAGCTACCGCCGTTGCGGTTCGGCATACCACAAATTGTGAGAATGGAATTGTAGCAATCCTCTTTCAAGGTCTGTGTCTGCGTCTGATTGAGGTCGGTCGTGACAACCCCCACATCGGCGTTCGCGCCGTCCACAGATTTCACCTTGATTGCACCGAGGGTAAGGAACTCCTCGTATTCCTCTTTGGTGATGTCACAGTTGATGAACTTGATAAACGCCTGTACCACCTGCTCAACACCGTCCATGCGGTTGGAGGTGATATTGTTCATCGTATCGAGGAGGGGAAGAACAATCTCGAACGAGCCAAGCCGAGCATTATTTGCCGGGTACTCGAAAATAGGAATCATGTTCAGCGCATGAGGGGTGGACTCTTTCAGAATACCGTCCTCCACGAGATAGTAGCGGTTCTCCGTGTAAATAGAGTAGCGTGTAATCTCGTTATCGTCCTTGCTGTATTTCACCGCCATAAGCGGCTTGTTGCCGATTTCGTTGGAGTACACCACAAAGGTATCTCGCGGGTCGAGCGTATACAGCTCGAACGGGGACTCGTCTTCCTCGCCCCGTGCGTCCGGCAGAACCAATCGGAACGCTGTTCCACAAATCATCTGCCATTCCACAATCTCTTGGTCTTGGGACGCTTTATCCTCCGCGAACATCAGCTCATTCAAGCGGGTAATCGCCGCCGTAACGGACTCCTCACCGCTCTTGCCGACATACTGAATCGGTTCGCCGCACAGATACCCGACCTTAAAGGACACGATTTCATTTGCGCGGTTTTCCACAATGCGATTGCAGATTTCCGGGCGAACCTCCTTGGTGCGGTTCAAAATCGGTTGCTTTCCTTTGTAATACTCCCAAAGATAATCAATCTCCGAGCGATTCAGAGCATGAATGGACAATGCTTTGAGTAACACTTCCACGACATTTTCATTGGTGATTTCCGTAACGCTACTCTTAATAACTCTGCGCCCAAACATCTGTCGAGTCTCCGCGACAGGCTTAGAAGTGTCGATTACATTCCCCACATTTGTCCCTCCTCTCTGAAAAAGTAAAATGGCGCACGACCGCCGAGAACTTTCGTTCCCGCGCAATCATGCGCCACTCAAAACAATCTATTTCTACACTTACAATTATAGCATACCAATTCGTAAAAGTCAATATTATTGTTCTTCTTTTACGAATTAAATGTGGAAAACCTTGTGGAAAATGTGAATTACCAAGGTCGTTTGAATACTTCAACTTTCTGACCACTCAAAGACTGCGCGTATTCGGCAAGCATAGCCATTCCATCGGGTACATCATCGTGCTTGTTCTTACCCGCGACAGTGTAGGAGCAGAGCATATCCATCATTTTCCCATAGTCAGACTTCCGCTGATAGAGAGAAGCGTCTTTGAACAAACAATGCTCCTTGACCCATGCGCTGTTGACGATGATTTTCGTTTCCTTGTTCGCCGTGGTGAACTTGGTTGTGATGTGGGTGATACCGTTTTTCTTTCTGACTTTCTCCTGTATCTTCTCAGCTACGCGCCGACCTGCGGAATTGGACTCAAAACGGCAGGACTTGACCTTATCCCGTACAAGGATTTCTGTCAGCCGAGCGTCCACGACATTCGGCAGTCCGTTATCACACACGCAATCGTCAATATAATAATCCTGTCCATACACATACGCCACAGGGAGAAATGCGTAGTCCGCGCCCTTGTCTTTGGTGTCACAGATACCGATAATCGCGTCCGGGTCTTCTTTGGGAAGCTCGAAATAGCGGCGTAGCTCGTCCTGCGAGTAGACCAATCCCTCACGCTCAATGGGTTCGTTCATATACAACGCCCTCCACGAAACATCGTCCATAATATTGCGCTGTTCCCGGTAGAAGTGGGTGGAGAACCCGACCCCATAAGCATAATCGAAATTGGACTCATCGTTTTCGTCCATAGCAGGTACGACAATGAATTTCGCCTTGTCGCTGTCTACATATTCTCGTTCCAATCGACCAATCACATCGTGTACCGACCATCGGGTAGCGATATGAAGTTCCTTGCAGTGGTCTCCGATTTTACGCTGTCTCAAGTCCGTGGTGTAGGTCTCCCACAGCTTGTCAAGTCGCTCCTTAGAGAGTGCGACCTCGATACCCGACACCAAATCGTCACAGTAGAGGAGCGTTGCGGCACGATATAGACCCGCATTGCCCGTACCGATAGAGGTAAACTCCAATGTTTCAAAACGCTGTCGTTTGTCAAGGTCAATACGACAATCTTTCGCGTTCGTGTTAGAGACCTGTATATCGGGGAATACATCGTGCCACAGGTAATCACCATTCGCGTCAAAGATACGCAAGCACTCATCATACACCCCGCGCACGAACGAGTTGGAGTGAGAGCCTGTCAACATAGGTTCGTTCGGAATCCTACCACCAAGCCAAGTGAGGTAGAAGATAGCGAGAGTAGTCTTACCACTGCCGGGAGGGAGGGAGACAGCAAGCAGGTCAAGCTTATCGTCTGCGAGTTCCTGTAGCGCGTCCACTACCTGTTTCAGTACCTTGCGGCGCGGCGGGTAAAACTTCTTTTTCGGTTCTCTGTTCCACTCCACATAGAGCAGGTAGCTGTCAAAATCATACGGCGCGGCGGCGAGAAGAACCCGCTTGTGCAATCCGTACAGTTCCTTGACTTCCTGTTCCGAGGTGAGCGGGTCACTGATACCTCTCTCACATTCAGCGGAGAGGAGCTTGAGATACCTCACGCCGAGCGGAATATCCGTTTTCATAGCTTCCTTGCACATATAGAGCAGGTCTTCCCATGTCCGAAACAGGTAAGCGTCCTTTTTTATTTTTTCGAGAATTTTTGAAAGTAGCTGTTCCATTTTTACCTCCTGCAAAAAGAAAAGCGCATGACTGGTCGAGGATAAACCCTCAATCGCAATCATGCGCCAATTCTTGTAATCGTCAATTTTTATTTTGATAGAGATATTCAAGCTCGTTCTTTTGGTCTCGAATACCCTCAACGGTATCACCGCTTACATAGAACACCATGTAATAATACTTATCTTGAGCGGTGGAGTAAACCCAACCCGTGTACCGTTGACCGTCTGCATAATCCTCAATCTGTTCCCAATCATTGAGCTTATTCAGAGAGGAGGGAACATCTGTCTGCGACAGGGCGTTTTCAATGCTCTCTGCCAGTTCCACCGAGATACTGTTTTCCTCTGCGAACTTCTCAGCGTCCGTCTTTTCCGCGACAGGTTCTTTCTGACCGCAACCGACCAGCGCGAATACCATCACGACCATACATAATGCTAAAATCAGCTTTCTCACACACCGACCCTCCTTATCCCTTGCTGTTTGCACTTACGAAAGAATGTGGACTCCGACAGCCCCGACTGCTCAATAGCGTCTTTCAGCGGGAGAGAACCCTCCTGCCAACTCCGAGCCGCGCCGAGAAACCTGTCCGTCACGGCAATCGGCTTACGCCCTTTGTATTTGCCCTCCGCTTTGGCAATCTCAATGCCCTCACGCTGACGCTCAAGGATATTCTCTCGCTCCAACTCCGACAACGCCGCAAACACCGTCAGCATAAACCGACCTTGCGGGGTATTGGTGTCCACTTTCTCTTTGTCTGACACAAGCTGAACGCCACGAGCAGACAGGACACCCACCGTATTCAGCAGGTCTTTGGTGCTACGGGAGAGCCTTGAGAATGACTCCACATACAGGGTATCGCCATCACGGAGAAACGACAACATTTCATTGAATTGTGGTCTGTCCGTATTCTTCCCACTGATTTTGTCGAGAAAAACTTTCTCCACATCGAGGGATTTCATAAGCTCTACCTGTCTCGCCGGATTTTGTTCTGCGGTGCTGACTCGTACATAACCGACCCTCATGTACTCACCTCCGATTTACTTTTCCTTTGGGATATAGGTGATTTCGATGTCGTACCCAAGAGCTTCCATGATTTCAACGAAAGTCTTGTTCATAATCCCGTCTTTCTTCTTGACGATTCTGTTGACATACTGTCCCGTAGTCCCAATCTTTTCTGCAATGGTCTGTTGTGTCACACCCTGTTCAACACATTTGACCTTTACATCGAGTTCAATATTATTGCGTACCATAGTGTGTCCTCCTTTAGTTTGTGAGATTAGTGTAGCACAAGAGAAGATGAATGTCAATACGAAAAAGATAATTTATAGTCCTTTTTATTCTTTTTGAAATTTTCGGCTACTCGCCGTACTCCCTCCCGGCACGGCGGCGGGGCGCGTTCCCCCTCCGGGGGTACAGCGTCAAGCCGCCCCGCGTCCGCTGTCAATAGCATTTCGCGCCCTTGACAGTACCGCCAAAAGCGCGAAAAACAACCCTATTGAACGCGCCCCGCGCCCCTGTCAATAAACTACACCCCAACGACAGCAACGCCGGACGGCTTGACGGACTCCCGAACGCGCCGCGCATGGGTACAGCTTGCAAGGCATACCACCCACAACGCAACAGAACGCCCCACAGCGGCTATAATAGGGCATAGGAAAAGCCCCGCCAATAATAGCGGGGCTTGCCTGTTATTTATTGATTTTTAGCAATTCAGCCAATACCACCAACGGAAAAAGCAAGATACAAATAAGTGTCATTTTCTCAACCTCCTATATTATGCGAATGTAAAGCGGCGGCTTTCCGTTGTGCGGGTATATTTCGCGGCTATTTCGGGCGCGTCCTTTTTTAGTGCTGTCGTATCAATCCGGGAGGAAACAACCGCTTTATAACTTGCTTTATGTTCCGTTCCCGTCAAGCTGTCAACGCCTGTTTCCCTCATGTACTGTTTTAGCGCGTCTTTCAATGCGTCAATGTTCGCGGCTATTTCCTCACCCATGCGGATATATTCCGCTAATTCTTTCATAGTGTTATCAATGTTCATTGTTTACACCTCCACAATTTTTAGAACATGATACCGCCCTAATACGGCATAAATAGCGGACTTATTCGGCGCGTATAGCTCCATAATGCCATAATAGCGGGACTGTACCCAATACACCCGGCAAAACTCACGCAAGGAAAACGCCCAACCGCCAATTTTAACAACGGGGTTTCGCAATGTTTCTATTGTCGCGGATTGCCTGTAATATTCCTTTATGGCGTTTTTATCCCCGCTTTCGTATGCCGCAATAGCTACAGCAACGCGGGATTTTAACGCGCTTTCAATCGGCGCGGGTTCCCAATTCACAAATTGCCAATATTTCATAATTAAACCCCCATTCTAATACATTCATCAAGCGGAACCCTATGCCCATACACCCGGAAAAAAGCCGCCCCTTTCCGGGTATACTGTATCTTGCACCGGTGGAACGCTTTACCGCCGCCCCATGCCCCGGAAACACAGTAAATATAATCGTCAATGCCGTATTCAATGCCTTTTATTTCAAGCCCATTTAAGCCGCTATAATATGCAATGCTTTCCCGGCTTTCGCAATACTCCCGTTTATTCATGGCGTGTTACCTCCTCAATAAATGCCCTTGCAAGCTGTTTAAGCTGTTCCCGCTGTTCCTCCCATGCAAGCGAATAATTATAGCGGATTTTTTCCGCGTCCATTTCGTACCGTTCCCGCAATTCATAGGACGGGCGAATATTTCCGAATGGGGCATAACCTGTTACAATGGCAATCCCGCCGCCCATATCGTAAATATCAGCCGCCCACCCCTCACGGCGTACCGTGCACGCAACCGGGCTTTCATAATTCAATAGATTTTGTAAACCGCAATAGGGAACGCAAATAATTGTATTGTAATTCGCCTTGATTGTCTTTTGTGTTGTCTTGAATTTCATTTTGTTTTACCTCCTCAATAATTCGCGATGCGTCTTGCGTACATTGTTTTTAGACTTTCGGCGGGGGTCATATCCGCGCCGCCGTGGGGCTTTTCCTCCACCGGGAGCGCGTCCCACCACTTTTTCCCGCCGCCCGGAATACCGAACATTTCAATAAATGCGTTAATATGGCGCATTGTCGTTGCGCTGTACCCCTCCCACATTCGGACAAATTCGCCGCTTTTATCAATCTTACAAACGGTAGTATTATAGGACTGTAAAAGCGTTTCCCCGTTCATTTCAATAACTTTTGCTTTCCCGTAAAAGGATTTTGCGCGGTCATAGCCGCCCGGCGTCAATTCGTAAATTCGCATTTCGTAAACCTCCTATAATCTGTTTTGTATTGTTTGTTGTCCTGTTGTGATTATAGTATAATTCAGCTTTTCCGAATTGTCAACCCTTTTTTCAATATTTTTTATCTTTTTCGGATTATTTCAAATCCTACTTATTATATAGCGAAATTCACCCCGCGCCGCCGTCCGGCAATGGAGCTTTTGCTTTATTACAGTAAAGTGTTAATAGGAGCGGGGCGAAATCCACACAAATCCGTGAAAAATTCGTGCAAAAAGACCGCCCAACGGTGGCGGCAGGTGAGCCGCGCTCCCGCTTGGGCGGTCTGCATGATAGTCGATAGTCGAAAGTCGTTTGAGAGTCGAGAGTCGTTAGTCGCTCTGAGAGTCGCTGTCAGAGTCGATGAGATAACGCTGTCGAATGTCCTCTGCGTCATAGTCGGAGTCGTTCTGCTGATTGGGGGTCAACACATATTCGGTCTTGTCTTGATACCCATAGTTGTTCTTGCCGAGGAAGATACCCGAAACAGGGTTAATTTTGCCACTGTTCATGTAGGTTTCCCACATATTTTCCAACATTTTATACGCCTTTTTAATGGAGTCGGCTACCTCTCGCGGCAATGCTGTCTTATACCCGGCACTTCCAGTCGGTCTATCATGTGCAATAGCTGTCAATGTCTGTCTGCTCATTCCGTTCAGTGCAATAGCCATTCCTGCAACAGTCGGCTTCAAGTCAGCTTTCTCATACAACGCAAAATATTCACCCAATCTCTGAGTGACTGCATTTACATCATTCATATCAATATCCTGCATATTAAACAATGCTATATTGATACTCATAATCTTCGTATTATCTCCCGCTTCGAGCATAAGCCCGTTATCACCAATGACAGGGGAGTTTCCACCACGGGGCTTTTTCTTAATCACCTGCACATCTTTCTCCGTCTTTTTCTCTGCCATTTTCCAATGCACCTCCGTAAAGTCGTATAATCGCACGAGAGTCCTCTTTCCGAGTCGGAGAGTCCTCTTTTCTTCTTATTCTTCTTACAAGTAAGTAGTTAAAGTAGTTAAAAATCGGGTTTTGCGTGTAACTTCTTATAGTAGGGATTTTCCTATATAGAGGAAGTTACACGCAAAAGCTAAAAAACAACTACTTTTACTACTTCAACTTGACCGTTTTAATCCGATACAGACTGTTTTTCAATCCGAACAAGATAAGCCCCTAAAAAGGTCGTTATCCGATTAGGATTAGTTTTTCGGAGACCTGCTCATTTCTGTCTGCAAAACGAAAAGTCGAAAAGATTATTTTTCAATCTTATTCGGATTAGTCTCCTAGTGTCGTTTAGGATTATTTTTCAATCCTTTTCGGATAATCGAGCTTTTTCATTTTCGAGCAGAAAAGCCACGAGCATTTGAGACTTCATTTTCCAACTCGCAAGCCACGACAGGAGCGTTCCGTCCAGTATGTGAGAGACGATTTCGTTCGGATTTATGTCCTCAAGCATACCCGCAAGCTCATTCAGAATTTTCATTTCCATTTGCCACCATTCTTTCATAACCTGTGCAAAGATAGATATTGTGTACCGCCTTGCTCTCATTGAGACATTCAAAACAAGTAATACAGTACCCATGATTGCACTCATCATAAGACGCATTACACGCACAGTCGTAACATTTGCAGGTGGGAACAGCGAACGGGCATTTAACCATTTTCGTGCTGTCCCTCCCTAACAGGTGTGAACACTGCGGGGTTATCCAGTATCACCATGTGAAGCACATTTGCAAGCTCGTCAACCTTTTTCTCATCGTGTTCGGTATAACCAAGATGGTCGAGCATACCGTGAATCATTTCGTGAAGAAAGTCGGCTTCCATTTTTGCCTGTGCGTTCGGACAGATACGGATAACCAAGTCGGTGTAGGAGATTTCGCCGGAGTAATTCACATTACCCAAGTCGAGTTTGTTCGTGATTTCCACGCCATAAACTTTTGCACCGATTTTCAGCTTTTCGGGTATCGTCATTTTCTGTACCTCTTTTCTGCGGACTGAATCCGCTCGTAGATGTTCTCAAGGGACTCCGTAACCACGATATAATCCTCCTCGCCGCCCGTAAAACAGACGGCATTTCTACCCTGTACGCAGGTGACAGCGGTGACGAGGTTGAGATTTACAAGTACCTGCCCGATAGTCGGGTTTGTAAGCCAAATGAACATTATTACACCTCCCACCATGACTTGACTTCCTTGCCGAGTTCGACAGAGAGTTTTGTGCTGATAATTCGAGCGTGTTCGTACTGTGCTTTCACGCCGTGGACAAAGTATTCAGTTTTGCCATTCTCGATGTTTTTCCGATTCAGATTGAGGAGGTCGGCTTGATACAGATTTAACAGCCGCACCAACTCTGATTTTTCCCGTAAAGTCATTTACAGTACCTCCTTAATTATCCACATTCAAAATGATACACGGTTTCCAGTACGGGTCGTATTCGGCAACCGTTTTCTTCACGAGAGCGTCAAATTCCTCATCGGTGTAATCACCATCGGCAAGAGAGTCCGCAACAGCTTCCTCGAACTCGTCCCTGTCGGTGTAGCACATACAGTCGTTGACCGTCTGAGCGCAATCAAGGAACTCACCCTTATATACCTTGATGTAACTACAACTCATATAGGGGTAATCCCCGCTGTTCGCTTCCTCACCCGCAAAGACGAGGAGCGGGAGGGTAGGATTGTTGCGGATAAGTTGACGCAGTTCATCAGCGGTATGGAGTAGCCCGGTAGGGCGGCGTTCTTCGTTTGTCATTTCAATTCCTCCTTTAGCGCGGCGGCAAGGCGTAGGCAAACTCCCACATGGTATGCAATGCACTCCTCACCAATGCACGGGTAAAAACACTGTGAGGTGAAATCACCCTGTCCCCTTAAAATCGCTTTATGCTCATCGGTATATACTCTGTACGGGCAGGACTTAAAGCGTCCTTTCTCGTCCAAGCAAGAAGCGTTCATTTATACTACCTCCTTGAGCTTCAAGCCCCAATAAATCATAAATCCACTGGAAGTCGATTTGCGGTCAAACCATTCGGGGTGACGCTCCATTTCAGAATTGAACTTCCGCGCGGACAGCACATACGCGCCCTCAGACTTCGCCCACAGTTTGAACGCGGTATAGAGGTCTTTCGCCTTGATGAGAGTACGCTTGTTTTTCTCACCGTATGGATTATTTTCTTCTTCGGGGACACGCACACAGCGGTTTTCGAGGAACTGCAATACAAGGTCGTTATCCCGCTCGTATCGCTCAACAACCTCTGACAAGCTCTTGGACATTGTAAGACCGTTTTCCTTGTACTTGATGTAACCGCGCACAAGCCACATAAAAATGCCACTCATAGCTTCGAGAGAGGTCAACTCGTCCTTGAGGTGGGTGTCCTGCTCAGACGGGGAGAAGTGGCGGTTGAACTCAATCACCTTGATACGCTGAGACGCGAACAGGGATTTGTCCGTCACCATCGGCAGGTCGTTACAGGAGAGCCACAGGGTGAACTGAGGGCGATATGTGATAGCTGTCTGATAGAGCGCACGAGCGGAAATTTCCTCACCGCCTGTAAGCTGTTTGATTTTTTCCTCGTCCAGTTTTCCGTACTCATTGCTTTCGCTCATCGTGACAAACCGCTTGCCCTTGAGTCCGGCAAGGGTAGGAGACGCGGCTTCCGCGTCTTTCTGCCTGTCACCACGACAAATCATACCGACCGGGGCAACTTTCGCGTAATCCCCAAGCATATACTCAATCGTGTTAAGGAGGGTACTCTTGCCGTTACGGGTCGTTTTGCCGTGGAGGATAAACATACATTCCTCATTACTCATACCGAGCATGGAATACCCAAGAGCGCGTTGCAGGAAGTCAGCCTTATCCTTATCGCCCTGTGTAACCTCATCAATGAACTGTTCCCACCGCGTACACTTCACATCACGGCGTACCGTGTGCCGGAAACGGGTCTGCATGGTGAGAAAATCGTCCCACCGTGGTTCTCTGAAAGAATAGTCCTCCAAGGAATATGTCCCGTTGAGACAGTTGATGAGGTAGGGGTTGGAGTCGAAATCCGTAGCAGAAATACGGAGTTCGCCTGTTGCGTCCTTGAGGATTCTGTCTCTCATACGCCTGTCACCCATCTTGTTCACGAATGAGGTGTACGCCTTTCGGGTATCATCGTCTGTGATTTCGCCACAGTAGAGAATCATCAAGCGCACAAAGTCCTTGATTTTCTCCGAGACAAGGATTGCACCCTCGTCACGCCGCCACGCACCCTCAAAATAGGTGTACCAACTCTTATGCTCTGTGCAGTACCGCGCTTCGCGGTTGTAGAGCATACCGAACAGGTTTGCCATACCCATTTCCGACCACTCAAAGCCGGAGGAAGTCTCATCAGCGCGTTCGGGGTGGTAGGACTTAATGATATACATTTTATCGGACAGGTCTTCGTCCATAATGCACCTGCCGTTACTCAGCTCAAAAAGCTCTCTGTCACCTGCCATTTCTGATTACCTCCACATGGGGCAACGCCCTCAAGATTTCGCAAAACTCGCGCCACTCGTCCAGTTTATGACCCTCACGGTAGTCGAGCATATTCATCACATTCTCGTAGGTCATAGTGACCGTGCGCCGCTGATTGTAACTGGACGGGAGAAGCTGAATCATTTGCCACCAACAGTCCTTATCGTGGGTGACAAGAAAATGCTTTCGCTCCAAATTCATTACATCGAGAACACCCTGTAGTGCGGCGATAGACAGTCCGACAAGATGTTCCGTGCTGAAATCAGAGAGTTCAAACTCCTTTGCGGCGATTTTGTGCATGGTGGAGCAGGAATTAGCGGTCGTGCCTACCTTGTAGGTGTCAAACTCTTTCCACCAGTACAGCGGAGCAGTGATGTCCATAGCGACAAAAATCTGCCGCAGATACTTTCTGTGCGGGTGTCCCGCCGCAAACAGCTTTCGCATAAGAGTAAGGTCATTCTCACCGATTTCATAGCAGTAATACGGTGTGCAGTCATGCTCTTTCGGGTGGCAGATACCCTCGCGCTCGATACGACCGCATTTGCCGCAGTCAACGGCGGGGTAACTGTCCGACCTGTCCCAACTGTTCAAAGGATTTCTCATACCACGGATAGCGTGTTCAAATCCCCAAACTTCAATGTTTTCTACCTTAATCATTGGTGTTTCCTCCTACCAGTTTATCAAGAATTTGTTCATACAGCGTTTTGTAGAGGTCGCGCTCCACCTCTGTGGGTGTGTTTTTCTGCGGCGCGTTTTCATCAATCCCCCCCCCGACAGGAAACGGGGAGTTGATACCGAGAGACACGAGCAGAGCGTTGTCAATGTTTTTCAGCTCTTTCGTGGTGCAGGATTTAATGAATGTGGAAAGCCGTTCCTTTGATACCGTCTGAATGTTCTCACAGAGGGCAGTGGACGGAACGCGGCACATCACAGGGACATGGGTGGGAAGCGGTTTCTTTTCCTGCGAGGTCAAGAATACGATTTCCACATTGGGAGAGTGTCGATTGTTTATGTCGTTGGACACGACTACGCCGGGTCTACCTGCTCTCTGTTCAGAACCCGTGACCGTATAAAACGGCATTATGTAGTAAATGTCACCTCGATAGATTTCTGTCACCGATAAGACCTCCTTTAATCTTCAAGAGATTGTTTCTTGTCTCTTTGTGATTAGATAATAACACGAAAAAGATTAGCTGTCAACACTTATTTTAATATTTCTTATCTTTTTCGTGTTATTTCTCTTTTCACCTGCCGAATGATGATTTCTCCGTCCACATCGGTGAGGAAAGTGAACCAATCCGAGCGGAAGAACCGCTCACACTCCGCAATGCCGGAGGTGTTTTCATCGTCCAACGCAGTACGGTAATCCTTGACCGCTTGCAAAATGATTGCGTTTATAAGCGCGTGATAGGGTTCATATTTCATCGTTTGTACCGTGTCACACTGTTACAGATTGTTTGTATCTCGCCCCTGTCAAGAGGAGGGTCACAGGCAACCGTGTTACAGTAGAGCAGTTCGTCATATATCTGTTGCTTACTGTAGCCTTGATTGTGGAGCATACCCGCAAGTGAGGTCAGACAGATATTGCGGCTACCGTTCGGTATTCGGGGATAGACGGGACGGAGCTTGATACGATTGTTTTCGGGCATTTCCCATATCGGGCAGTAGATACGACCACCATAAGCGGCAGTATCTTTTTCTCGCTGAGTTTCGGGAAAATACTTTTCGACAATATACTCAATCGCGCTCTGATTGTCCTCGATGGTGCGGAACAGAAGTGTGTCACCCGTCATAATGAAGTACCGGGAGGACTTGTAAATCTCAACACCTGCAAGGTTGTTCTTACCCTTGAACGGCAAGTCCCCTTTGAGCAGGATATGAAATCCGCGACCACTCTTGGATTTCTCCGTGTAGCTTCGGCATTTGCCGATAATATCTGCCGCAAGAGGAGAAAGAAGTCCGTCCTCATCGTAACCCATGTCAATGTCCACTCCGACAAATCCGTTGTCGTTAAACACAAACCCACAGTAGTCGTAATGACCGTCCGACACCGATTTGTGTGCGGTGTCGAAATCAGCCCATGTCTGCGGATTGGTAGAGGACGCGGCTTCGTTCTCCCATGCTTTCATCGGGACTTTGCTATTGCCACGAGTACAAACCCACTGATTAAGTTTTTTCAGTTCCGCAGGTATGTTCTCGTAGCAGTTCACACAAGTCCCCTCCTTTTTGCAACTTTGCGTTCAAGCTCATTTACGAGCTTCCAAAGAATATCCTGTTTGATTTTCAACGCAACGGACAGGTTGTAGATGTTATCGGGAATCGTATCTCCCTCACGGTAGATAGTGAGAAGCATTTCCCGCTCCTTATCCGTAAAGCCTTTCAGTGCGCTGTCACAGGCGAACCAGTTCTTTTTATCCGCGTCACTGCGGAACTTCGGGTTGGCGTGACGGGCGTAGAAACGCATACAGTGGTGGACATATTCGGAGTAAAATGTTCTCATTCCGCAACGCCCTCCGTCTTACGGGGAGCGGACTTCTTAAACACCTCTCCGGCAAAGTACCACTTATCGTCCACATTGATGGGGTAGCCCTCAATATCGGACTTCTGCATAGTACCTGTGTCGATAATGTGCTGTGCGGAAGCAACAGCCATCTGATTTTTCACAAAATCCTTGCCCGTCTTGAGCAGGAAAGCAACCTTGCCGTTTGCCGTTTTGAGCTTGTAACTCATTTTGTTTCCTCCTTATTCCATGTGGAAATATCAATACCGTAATCTTTTAGTTTCCGAGAACAGAGCCACGCTTTGTCCTCGTCACCCATTTCGTACCGCTTAACAAGTGCGTCAAGCTCAGTGGAAAAGGAATCGTAAAACGCCCTCAGACGCTTTTTACCGAACCCAAACTTCTCGTGAAGTAGCCACAGGATAACCGCGTCTACCTCGTCAGCGTTTTTCTTATCGTACTCCGCGCACTGTCGGAGGATTTCAGCGTCAATCGCTTTCTGCTCCTTGGCAGAGAATTGAACGCCGAAAATGTGACCGTTTGCTCTCTTGAATACCGCCATCGTCAAATCCCTACCACATGAGACGCAAGCATATCCGCTTGGTGCGTCCACAGGACATTCGGGAAAGCGTGTACGGCACGGGTGTAATCCCGCCATTCTTCTTTTTCGGTAAACGCTCCCATGTGGTAGCGAATACACGCAATTTCTTCATCAGTCAGTGTGAGGAATTGAGAGAGAAGAATGATGGATTTATCACCGTGACCCTTGAAAAGCGTATCGGGGTTGTACTCCCAATCAACAATGTGGTCGTGCAATGCTCCGCCCTTACAATAAGTCCCTCGATATTGGTCGATTTTGCAAAGGTCGTGAAACATACCCACGATGAACGGACTCGCGGGGCGTTTCCACTTGAGAGCGTTCGCCGCCGAAAGCTCCACAAGCAGGTTCATCACCATAAAGGAATGGTCGAACAGACCTCCCGCATAATTACCGTGGTACTTTGTGCTTGCCGGGGCGTTGAAAAATCCGTTTTCGCCAAGCCATTTGAGAAAATCGTCTTTGACAATCCCGGCAAGATTGGTACTCATCATAAGGTCAAGGCGTTCTTTATCAGTCATTTTGTACCTCCTCTGTAAACGGCAGGTCGCAACATTCGGGGTGATATTGCTGTGTCCACAGTGCGCCAAGCATATTCCACAGAAACGCTCTATCGTGGGGTTCGTCCTCGTCACTGCGAATAAACTTGATGTAGTGGCGCACCCCGCTGTCGATATAGCAGTGGAGGGGAATACCTTTTTCCCAATTACGCTCACCGTATTTGTTGCAACCATCCTCATAGTGCTTGGAGACCTCTAACAGAGCCGTATAAAGACCTCCATATCTATACTCCGCAAAAGACTTGATTGCGGCTACAAGAGAGCTTCTATTGCCGGAACGAACATACTGGTCGATACGGCAGAGAATTTCATCATCAATCATATCGGCTATCACACCGAGCGGGAGCAGGTCACACCTGCCTTTGCCCTCGTTGATGTCTCGTACCGCGCCGGAGTCAAATTCTCTGCGGTTGCCGCTATCCTGTAATTCCATTTACGATACCTCCTTTAGAGGGAGGGGAGCTTTCGCTCCCCATACCCATCAACCTCCGAGCAGTGCGTCAAGGTCGAGACCCTTTTTCGGTGCGGCAGGAGCGGGGGTAGTAGCCTGTTTCTGAGGAGCAGGAGCGGCGTTCTTGTCCTTGCCGAGCGTCAGCGCACGGGACACAGGTTCGGTATCAAAATACTCAGCAGGAGCTTTATCACCGAGATTTGCAAAAGTGACCGTCTTGTTCGGGTCTTTATTGGACGGGAGCTTGGTGTGAACAACCTCCGCTTCAATGAAGTGGTCGATAAGCTCCATCGGGTCAATGTCCTCAAGGGTGTAGTCACCCATAGCGGTCTTGGCAAAATAGGAAAAAGCGTTCAGAGCTTTTTCATTCGGTTCATCGTTCTTGTCCTTGATGGTGAAGCGTTCGGTCTGAGTCATACCCGCCGCGTTCACGAGCTTAATCTCAATCTTGCCAAACTCCTCATCGTAGGACACATCGTAAATGCGGAACACATAAGTTCCCTCCGGGATAAGAGTGAAACCACTCGTCATGGGGATTCTTGCCATGTTATTTACCCTCCTTAATATTCGGTACGGAGAATGACTCCGACAATTTCCTCGTCCACAAGGTCTACAGGTCTCTTGATAACCAATGCGGAAATCTTCTCGTCAACGAACATTTCCACAATGTCACCACGCTCGATAAGAGCATAACCATCATTGCAGATAGCGGTCTTATCAATGCTGTTTTCGGTGGCGAAAATACGCACACAGTCCTTGATTACACCATCGGCAACAGGCATGACCGCTTCGACCAGTTCGCAAGGCTGAGAAAAGGTGTCGTAATTGATAATGTTTTCAATGAGAGAGAGCATACTCGCGCTATCACAGGCGGTTACAGTGCGAATGTCTTCCGGGACTTTCATAAAGATAGAGCCGGAGGACAACCAACGGTCTCCATTTTCACGAACATAGAGAATACCATCAGCTCCGAGAGATTTTACGAATTTCTTAAATTTCATTGTCTTTATCCTCCTTATTTCACCGTCATGCGGTACTGTTCAGATTTCTTCTGATATTTGTCGAGCAGACCGTCAGCTTCGAGAGCTTTCTTGTCGATGGTCGCGGTCTCCGAGCGGGACACAGACCAAGTGTAGATAGAACCCTTGATTTCAACCTTTTTATCACCGTCACGGAACTGCCCCATAGCGTGTTCCTTGATGATATTGTTGATTTCTCCGAGCCGCTTTTCCTTGTCTGCAATAGTGGCGTTCGTTTTGTCGATTTCGCCTTTCAGCCCCTCCGCTTCGGCAATAAGAGCGTTAATGTCGGTATCGGGGGTGAGGTTGTGAGTACGCAGAGCCGCAAGCAGTTCAGCGTCTTTCTTCTCGTCATAGACCGGGGAAATGCCACTGTCCACATACTCAGCCCACCAGTTCTCAACGAACTTGATTTTCTCTGCGAAATCGGGATAACGCTCACTCACCTTGAACTCCACGGTAATGGTGTTCTTGATGTTCGGCGTGTACTTCGTGGGGTCAGCGTAGTCCTTTTCTTCAAGGAAAGACGCGACCATAATCACATTGTCCACACCGAGCAGGTAAGCGTAGAGGGCGGCTTGCAGAGCGTAATATTCGGGAGCGTCATTCTGCCAGTCCTCGATACGCTTGGTGGTCTTCATTTCAAGAACCGTGTCTACAACGCCGTTCTCATCAACGCCGAGGTAGTCCCACATACCGCCAAGATGTTTGCTTTCGGGGAAGAAATCGCCCCAAGTGGATTTGAAATAATCCTCACCGTAACGGTCGGTCGGAGTAATGATGTCCATACCGTAGGACTTCTTCATGTACTCTGCCTGTTTGGGTTCGATTGCCTTACCTGCCTTTGTGTAGATAGTGTCCTCAAACGGGATTTCGTATGTCTTGGTAATCGCAAGCCACATTTCAAACGGCGTAGACCACGGGTTCAGACCGAGGATTGTAGCAAAGCGCGTACCTGTAATTTTCTTCGTGCGCTTCGGTGGCGCAATCTTGAGCTGTCTGCTTTCAAGCCATTCCATTATTCGTTACCTCCCTCAAGCATAGCGGTGATTTTCTGAATCAGCGTCTCGCAATCGGATTTGCTGATAGAGGTAAAGCCCTCTGTCTGCACCGCAATCTGAGCAATCATTTCTTCCTTAGTCGGGTCAGCGTCCTTGAGCTTTTTCAGCACTGCCTTGAGACCCTTAATCTGCAACGGCGTAGCGTTGTCCTGCGGGGCGGTGAGTTCCTGCTTTACTTCCTGTCGCTGTTCGGGAGTAGCAGGAGGGGCTTTCAGAGCAGATACGGGAGCGGGGGTAGGCTTACCGATGTCGCTGTCAATGCTGTCGCTCTCGCAAATGTCGAGCGCAATCATATACAGATAGCGGCGCATATAGGTGATAGAAGAACCAAGAGCTTGCATTTCATTGGTAGCCTGTTTTCCCGCGTTGCTGATAATCGGGGCAATCTGATTGAACGGAGCAACGAACGGGATATACTCCTCATCGGGATTGTCGATGTTGACAATCTTCATCGTTGCCACATCGGAAGTGAAGTTCACGATAGGGATAAGACCGACCTCACTGAAAATGCGGGTGGCGGTAGGAACAATATCGTCAAGCTCGAAATACTTGAATGACAGGTGCATATTCTTACCCGTCTTCTGCACATCAGCTTGCAGGAACATTTCCCTTGCCTTGAGCAATTTCTGATAGACATTCAGTGTAACGGTCTCCTTTTTTGCGGTAGTTGCCATTTTTCGTTTTCCTCCTTTTTTCTTTTCGGGTTTGATACCCAAGAAATCATTGATTCTCTTTTTTGCCATTTCGATATAGAATGTTCTGTCTACATCGTCTATGGTTAGATGATTGTCGTTGTCGATAATACAGTGGTCGGGGAGCATTTCGATTTTCGCAGTAGCGTCCGTCTCAGCTTTGACCTTGAACAGCTTCCCGTATCGCTCATCAGCCGTGGCATATACACGGTTTACTTTCTGTACCGGGACTTGCTCACCATCGACAATGTGATAGGCTTCGCGGTATTTTGCACCCGCTTTGGCTATCAACTGGAAGTCGAAAATATCCGTACTGCCGTTAATTGTTTCCTCAACGGGTGTACCGTGGACGAAATACTCGATGAGAGCTTTCTTGACGATAACCATATTGTTGTTTATCGCCCACGCGCCCTTTACGGACACACCGTAGTTCAGATACCCACCAACGGTCTTGACCTCGCCATCGGTCTTAATCATCAAGAGGTTGTTCACATCTTTAATCCAAACCTTTTGCACATCATCGACCTCAAGCTCGAACTTGGTTTCGGCTTCCCACGCATGAGCGATTTCGTCTACAAGCGCGAGTTCCGATTTGTCGATAGAGTACATCAGACCATCGGTGTTGAGGTTAAGTAGCTTGATGGTCTTACAGGCGTTCAACAGGCGCATGGTAAGAACCGTGAGGAAAAGCTGTCCCGATATACGCAGAGAGCGGGTCGGGAGAGGGTCATACAGGTCGTTGTAACGATTCTCCTGTGCGCCCGATACCGTGTTAAGTGGTAGCTTCAAGTCCTTTGCAGTCTGCTTATCGCCGTTGTGCTTCGCCTGTATGCGGTCACGCTTGATAGCGTAGAACAGTTCCGGGTCGGGGACATTGCGGGAGAGATACTTGTAAATCTCAATCAGCGAGGGGTACAGACTTGAAACATCACGGTTTTGGATAACCCTGTCCTCTGTTGCTTCCTCGTAATAACCTGTCAAACTACCGTGAACGCCGCCCCAAGCGTATTTGCAAGGCATACCGCCAATCTCAATCTCAAACGAGGTCTTGAACAGAACCTCATCGGGAATTGACATATCATGGATTGTTTCAAAGAAATCCAAGACGGGTTTCGGGATAACGGCAATATCAAGGTTTTCGGGGTAGACATACTCTCGCCCATCGTCCCATTCCTTACGCTCTGCGCGTAACATCATTGCAGTCAACTTGGCGTTGGTCGCGGCGAGAGACCGAACCTCATCAATCCCCGCTCGTTTTCCGAGGTTTTTCTTGGTCTTGAGGTAGTCAGCACGGAGCTTCATCAGTTCATGGGTAGCGTCTACATCGTGCTTACAATAATGAACGGTCTGTTGTAGCTCGTCCTCCGTAAGCGGTCTGTCGAGGTCAAACGATACCTCCGTCTCTTGAATATCCATTCCCATGTGACCCTCGATAGCCTTGAGGGACAGACCCAACTGAACATCGTCTCGAATATCCACATTGTTGAAACGGAAATAAAATGCCTTGAGGGGAGCGTACTCCCAACCGCGACCGCCGCCGATGAGAAAATCATTGAGCTGTTTAATCTCTTGCGGGGTAAAGTCATTCGCGGCGGCTTTAATGATGAACTGGTCGTAATGCTTGGAGTTAAATCCAACATAGATACCATCATCGAACAGGCACTCCCGGAGAGCTTCGCTATCGTTGTGAATGACCGTATGCGTTCCCGTCTCTACATCTTTGAACACTACAATCCAGTCAAAGGCGAAAACCTCAACATCATATACAATCAGTCTCATACGCACCCTCCACAACAACCGTAAAGAATATTCTCATTGATACATTCCTCGATTTCCTTTCGGAGCGGTTCTAAATCTTCCGGGAGGTCGATAGACCATCTTCCGTTCTCAATGTGTGCGTTACAGTCATTGTCAAACCAAACTTCACCGCCAGATTGTAAACAGTGACGAGGAAACTCTCGCGCCTGTCCATTGATTTTCAAAACCAACTGCCCTGAGCATAAGTTCGGGTATGCACCGTCATAGGAAACAAATTCAACCATGTTTCACCCTCCTTCCGTCACAAAGTAACAACCGTTCTTTCGGTAGGTCGTACACCTCTTTTTATAGGACTTCACGAGATATGGAATGTTGTCTACAAAGTCATAGGCGATAGCGTCCTCTTTACCTGCAAAGGTACGGGCGATTCTGCCGATACTCTGTGTGATAACTGCGTAATCGTTCTTGGGTGTTGCCAAGAACAACCGCTCCAACCGAGGAATATCCAACCCCTCTTTTGCGAGGGAGTAAGTAGCGAACAGGTACTTCTTTCTGCCGCTTCGCATATCCTCAATCGCAAGCTCTCGTTCAGCCTTTCCTTTTTTTGTTGTCATATTGCCGCTCACCATTACGGCATTTTCCCTCATACTCCGAGGGAGAGCGTTCATAAGCCGCTCAAGGTGTTCCAGTCTGTCAGACAGGATAAGACAGGAATGTTCGGACTCTGCCACAATCCATGACGCTATGAACGCGACACGGTGATTATCGTTGCACAGATAGGAAATGAGCTTGGTGTAATTCAGCGTACCGTCTGAGTTCAGACATTGACGACTGAGTTCCACCCCTGTTCCGACAGGTTTAATACCGACCTGCATGATTTTGTCTCCTACAGCTTCATCGGGAACGGTGTAGACCACATGACCGAGTAGGGCATAGGTGGCTTCGATCATTCCATCAGAGCGGTGTACCGTAGCCGAGAGACCGATTTTATGTCGGGCTGACAGGTTATTCAGAACCTTATAGAACTGCGTCATAGCGGTGGGTGTACCCGCTACGCGGTGGCACTCGTCTACGATAATCACATCGAAAAAGTCCTTGTATTGTGCGAGGTCGAGCTTGCACATCGTTTGGATAGTAGCGAATGTGATACCCTTACCGATATTGACCTTTCCCTCTGTGATAGTCCCGATAAGGTCAGAGTCCATATACAGTTCTGCACGGGTCTTACTCTGCCGTAACAGGTCAAGTGTGTGGGTGAGCCATAAGGCGCGTTTTCCGAAACGCTTCACAAGAGCAATCCCTATCTGCGTTTTTCCGCTACCTGCCGCACTCTGCAAGATACCGTATTTCGCGGCGTACAGAGCGTCCACGGCGGTCTTTTGATAATCGTAGAGTGGAATATCTACCCCACCATAAGACACGCTCACAGGGGTGGAGAACGCGCTCTGAAAGGTGCTTTCCTGTGTGATACAATCCGGGAGGTTTCGGAGCGTCCCAAACGGGAGAATCAATGTATCTCCGTGCCGTTCATACAGGGTCAGCGTTGGGGGTGTATTTCCGAGCCAAAAGTGCATACGAGCTTTTTTGGCATATTCGGGGTTCGTAATCGTGAGGTTGCGTTTGCACCACATCAATGCGTCCTGCGTGGGGTTCTCGATAGTGAGGACATTTGATACAGTTACATTCATGTTGCAACACCCCTCCTTAACCATTCCCCAAGGGTTTCGGCATATTCGTTGAACCATTCTTCGGAGAGATTTGCTTTGTCGGCAAGGTCAAACAGCCAAAGCTCTGCCATGTAAATGTTCTTGCCGAACTTTACTGCGAACCACCCCGTACCGTTTCCACTATCGTCCCATAGTTTCATCGACATTCGCTGATTGTCCTCAATGCGGGACAGACGGAACACCTTGCCGGAACATACTTTGCAGTCAATGAGAAACGGTGTCCCGTTTTTTACGGCGATAACATCTGCGGGTTGACCTGCCGCGTTCTGTGCGAGATTGTGTACCCAATATCCGTGTTGGAACAGTAGGTCACATAACTCAGCTTCAAAGCTATTCCCGGTCTTTCTGTTGCTCATGGCACACCTCCTCGTAATTATCCATGAGTCCAAGAATAGTAGTAGAATAGGCAATTTCCTTGACTCCGTTCTCCCAAGCCTTTTGCGCTCCATAGTTTCCCATGTTGTAAGCCATGAGAGCTTTCGTGAGGTCTCCGTCATAACGGTTGACATACGACCCGATGATTTTCACGCCGCAGAACACATTCTGATAAGGGTCGAGCATATCCGCACACCGATACTCCTCGTTGAGCCATGTGTGGTTGACCGCGTTGATTTGCATGAGTCCATAATCGTCCGTTTTACTTACAATTTCGGGATTAAATTGACTCTCATGCTCAATCATTGCGTACACGAGCGTTACGGGTACATTCTCATCGGCACAGATTTCATAGATATATCTCTGCAAGCTATGTGAGAGAGGTACATCAAAATAGAAAATATCCGATGTCTCCGGGAGTTTATCTGTGCTATAAACAGGGACTTCAACTGTTTTCGTGACCGTCACCGTATCGGTTTTCGTAGGGGCGGTCAGTCTGCCAATCGTAAAGGCAGTAGCAATCAACACAGCGATAACGGTTAATAATCTTACGAATCTCTGTTTGTTGACTCGTTTAGTTCTTCTACACTCAGTAGCCATTTTTGGTAGTCCTCCTCGTTTTTAGGGTCTTGGTAGAACTGCTCCAAAATCCCCATAAGTGGTCTCGCGAGGTCGCTCACCTGTGAATCAGTGAGCTTCAAGTTCAGTGAGGATTCTGTCACATTCATCGAGGACTCGCTTCGCCTTTGGATAGGTATAGACCCCGCGAATGATACTCGACATTTCGGGCGGCTGAACTGTGATACCTCGCTTACGCAGTTCAAGAATCATGTCCACCTGCTTTACACCAAGTGCTTCCATTCGCTTCTGAATCTGACTCATCGAGTTTTCCTCCTTTCATGGTTCTTGAAATCGAAATTGCCATTGACAAAAAGGCGAATTATTGTTATTATTGTTATAGGACTAATCCGCTTCAACTTCCCGAAAATTGCCGTTTTCGAGAGGTCGGTTTCTTATTGTAAATTCGGATATTCCGAACTTCTTGTTATTAGTATAATTCTTATTATCTGAATTGTCAAGAGGTAAATTCAAAAAATCCGAATTATTTTCCAAGGAGGGAACTCTATGACTTTTGCTGAGAACATCAACCGTATCTGTGCCGAGCGCGGCACGAACTTAACCGCCGTTATCAAACAAATAAAAAATGGACAGTCTTCATACACGACTGCCATCAATAAACGAGGTTCTATACCAAACCAAGAGGAATTGCTTGCTCTCGCCAAAATTCTGCAATGCTCTGTAATGGACTTCTTTGCCGATGAAGAAGACCTCTGCTGTGAAAAAGCTGTACCCGAAAATGAGGACGAGGAGGACATTCTAAAGGTCTATCGTGCGCTACCTCGCCGCGCCAAGCATGAGTTCATGGCAATGGTTTATGATTTCGGAGACCGAAAAGAATATGAGGGGGATAAAGCAAACGCTATCGGTTGAGCGCGTCATTCCCATTGAATTACTTTACAGAAAGCGCGAATTGGAGGTGAGACTACGAAAGCGGTAATTTACGCTCGATATTCGAGCCATAGTCAAAGAGAGGAATCTATAGAGGGTCAGCTCAGAGAATGTCACGAGTTTGCCCTTAAAAATGGGTTCACCATCATAAATGAATACATTGACCGGGCGATTTCCGGCAAAACAGATAACCGTCCGAGCTTTCAGCGTCTCATTAAAGACAGTGAAAAGGGACAGTTTGAAGCGGTGATAATGTATACCCTTGACCGTTTCGCTCGTAATCGTTATGACTCTGCTATCTACAAGGCAAAGCTCAAAAAGAACGGTGTGAGAGTCTACTATGCGAAACAACCCATGCCGGACACGCCGGAGGGAATTATCCTTGAATCCGTCCTTGAGGGGTATGCCGAATACTACTCTGAAAATCTTGCCCGTAACATCAAGCGCGGTATCAGAGAAAACGCCCTCCAAGGTCTTGCCACGGGCGGGGCAAACCTTTTGCTTGGGTATACCGTGGGTGAGGACAGAAAGTATGCGATTGACCCAACGGGAGCGAAAATCGTACAAGAAATTTTTCAGCTATACGCCGATGGAATGTCCGCGACACAAATCATTGCCTATTGCAACGAGCGTGGGTACAAAACTGCAAGGGGCAACGCTTTTAATAAAAACAGTCTCCGAACGATTCTCCGAAATGAGAAATACATCGGCATATACAAGCTCATGGACATTGTTATTCCCGATGGTATGCCCGCTATCATAGACAAGGTACTGTTTGAGAAAGTACAAGCTATGCTCAAACACAACGGGAAAGCACGGGCTAAAGCGAAAGCTCACGAAAACTATCTGCTGACTACCAAACTGTTCTGCGGTCACTGCGGGTCTCCGATGGTCGGTGAGAGCGGTACATCGAAAACAGGGCAGGTGCATTATTACTACAAATGCACAAAAGCCAAGCGGGAACACGCTTGTAAAAAGAAATCCGAACGAAAAGACTGGATAGAGAAACTGGTAGTCCGCTACACAGTTCAGAATGTGTTGACTGATGAAAATATCGCCCTTATTGCAAAACGGGCTATGGAAATCATCGAAAAAGAATCAGCAGATACCACCTACTTGGACGGTCTCAACGCTGAACTGAAAGATGTTCAGAAAAAAATAAAGAACCTTGTCTCTGCAATAGAGCAAGGTATCATTACTTCTGCTACCAAAGACCGCCTTGATGAACTGGAACAGGAGAAGTCTGATATTGAGGGGCGTATCGCCCGTGAGGAAATGAAAAAGCCGCTCTTGAACGAGAGCCGCATTAGGTATTGGCTTACTTCGTTCAAGAGCGGGAATGTTGATGATGAGGATTACCAACGGCGCGTGATTGATACATTGGTAAACTCTGTATATGTGTATGACGATGAAGATGGCGGGAAGCGGATTGTACTAACATTCAATCTTTCGGGCAATAATACCGCTACTCTCACGAGTTCGGATATTGAGTGTTATGCTCCACCAAACAGTGCAAATCCGAACTCTGTGTTCTTCATCAAACACACCTTTGGATTTGTTTATAGGATAGAGAACGCTGATTGAATCGGCGTTCTTTTTCTTTGCCACGGGACGAGATGAAGTAGTTAAAGTAGTTGTTTTTCGGTTTTTGCGTAAACTTTCACCTAATACGCGCGTACTTAGAGGAAGTTACACGCAAAAACGGATTTTCCACTACTTTAACTACTTGAACGGGGTTAAATCAACTCTTTTTCAGTTCAAGGACAGCGGACTCAATCAGCTTGTCAATGGTGTCGGAGTCGAGCTTATAACCCTTGCTGTTCAAGTATTCCAGTACATAGGCTTTCTTCTCCGCGCCGCGACCCGCACCGTTGTAAATCATTTCTGCGGCTTCGACCGCAACTTTCGTCCACGCCTTGATTTTCTCGAACTTCTCAGCGTCCACTTTCTCTTTCAGATAAGGGATGAGGAAAGTGGTAATGACTGCTACGAGCAGGGTGATAACAGCGGAAACAACATTGGTAATGTCAGTCATGGTGATACCTCCTCAGTAATTTTCAGAAAAATGTGTTTCGTTTGGTGTGACTTTGTTTTGTCTCATCAATTTTATACGGTTCTCGACCTTTGCTTTTGAGTAATAAAATCCCGTACCCGTGGCAACTTCGGCGGCTACTGACGGTATAAGGTAGGCAAGCGGAGAAAGGTCGAGAGTACGCCAAATCATTACCATCGTAAAGACGATAACGACCGCATTGATAATTCCTGCCACGATAAGAATTTTCTTTGAAAATTCTTTCGGTGGCTTTTTCTTTACCCTCCGCATACCGTCAACCTCCTTTACGCTTTGGTGAAAGTATTGCGGTCAACCCAACCGTAGACCGTAGACTCACCATCGACATGGACAAGATGATAAGGGTGCTTGCCCTTTGCATAGATTTGTGTGATTTTCGCCTTGCCACCCTTGCAGGACACCGCTCTATCGCCGTTGGAGCTTGCGTAGTGCGTTTTTCCAGTGAACGAGACATAATCACCTACCTGCGGTGTCCACGCGCTCTGAGAGGGCGTAGAAGCGGCAGAAACGACACTCAAGAACTTCGTGTTGATAGGACTGCAAATCGCGTTCTTTCCGTCCACAGACTTGTCGATAATCGCTCTGTCACCGCTGACCTCGCGGACAATCCAGTTCTTTGCTTTCACCCAAGCGGGAATTGCCTTGCCGCCGTAATAAGTAGCCGTGGAGGAGATTTTAACGGTATCTCCCGCCTTGACAGAACTGGTAGTAGGCTTGTCCTCAGTCGGAGTATCAACTGCCGCACCGAGCCGCCTGTTGACCTCTGCCGCGATTTCACCATGACGGTTATACAGATAATCGCCGGGACAGGATTTGTTCGCATAATCGCGGTGAACGGTCATATTGCAACCGTCAAGGTGATTCATGCGCTTGTTCTTGTCCGTACTCCATACGAGCTTTTTGATACCGTTACGGCGGCAAATATCGGTTACAAGGTTGAGCATTGCGGCATACGCCTTGTCATTCACCGCGTAAGGGTGTTTGGTATCGCTTGCGACCTCGATGGTGATAGCGCGGTTGTCGTTTGCCGCGCTTGAGGTACACCAAGAGCGGTCTTTTTCCTCGACATACATACCGATTTTACCGTCTGCACCAACACCGTAGTTGGAGCTTGCCTGTCGGGAGGTCGGTGCAAAAATATTGCCGAGCGTTTCCACGGAACACTGCCCCACGACACAGTGAATGGTGATAGTGTCGATTTTGTTTTTGCGCGGACTTGTCTTATTGGGGGAAATCCGCGTGTAGTTTACGAGAGGGCTGTTACTCATCTTCGTCTTCTCCTTTCCCGTTACTCAGTTCGTCCAACATTTCCGGCGTGATTTCTTCACCGTGAGTTTGGAAATACGACTTTTCTTCCATAGGTCAATCCTCCTTGTCTTTGAGTGAGAGACGGTCAACCTCTTTCATAATCTTTTCGGCAGTACCGTTTCCACCCAATTTTTTATACGGTAAGTATAAATAATCATGCAGGTTCTCATATTCGTCTTTGGTGATATACCCGCGCTGAATATAACACTCACCGAGATAGCAAATGCGGTCGTGTCCAAGACCTTTCAGCATTTGCCCCTCCGCGCTGTCTTTAGACTTTTTGCTTTGAATAAGACTTGTGAGGAACGCCCAAAAGCCTGTGCTTGCAAAGACCGCCCCTACAATGCTGATAATCAGTGTGCTTTCAGAAACCATTTAGCTAAATTCCTTTCGTTTAATGTGAGGATTTACATTTGCATGACCTCCCAATTACTATCGTCCCACGCGGCGGTAACGCCTGTCTCGCCGACCCAAACCTTACGGACACCATCATGGACATAGAACCCGTTTGCGATAAGAGCCATGCTTTTTTCCCATACAAAGGGGTTATCGGCAGTACCAACAGGATTTTCCTGCTCTTTGTATTCCTGTCGAACCAAAACCTTGTTCACATAGAAGTTCAGCCGGTCAAAGCCGATTTTGTCAGACTGTGTGAGAGTGGTTTCAATACCACCTGCCGCTTCAACGGTATCGACAATTTTCTGATTATTGTCAATCTGAACCTTTAGCTTTCTCGCGTTGTCGATATAAAGCTGTGCCATTATCTGTTCACCTCCAAAATTTCCAGTGCGGCTTTCATGTCCTGTACGATACTTGCGCTTTCGTTGACCTCAAGCGTTCTGCCAGTGATGAGCCAATCGCTGAGATTGTTCTCGATGTCCTCTCGCAAGCCCTCACGGTTTTTCAAGAGGAAAGTGTACTCATCGTACTCGAACATGGTGACAGAGGTTTCCGTCTGCGGGTCAATGTCAGTGACTTCTTTGATGTTTTCACGCAGTCTGACCTCTACATACCCCTCCAACGGCAGGTAAGACTCCATCGACAGGGTTACGGGGGAGACATTTCCTTTTACTCTCATTTCTGACTACCTCCTTTAATTTTCTGATTTTGACTGTATCGTAATATTTCTTTTTCATACCGAGCGAGTCAGTATGCTTGAAACAGGAACACCGTGACAGGAAACCTGCCGCCATACGGAACGATACGACTCCGTTTCGTTTTTGGATTTTCCGAATGTGGCGGCTTTGTCGCATAAGAGCGAGAGCGCGTCTTTTTCGTATGGTCGTGGTTCTGATACCGAAACAGCGACCTACAAAGTCAATCTTTCGCCCTCTACGGTGCTTTCTGCTCTTGCAGTTTCGTTGAATACGAAATAACTGGTAATCGTGCTTTATCTCCAAGCCGAGTTTTCCTACAAACTCCATGACCGCGTACATTGCTTTTCGGAGCTTCCGTTTGTTATTGTCAATTAAGACTAAATCATCGGCGTAGCGGACATAATAGCGTATACCGAGAGTTTGCTTGATGAAATAATCCAACGACTGTAGATAAAACTCCGCAAGCCACGGCGAGGTATAATTCCCGATGGGTATACCGTGTCCGGGAGAGCTATGGTACGAGTCGATTACCAAATGGATAATACCAAGTGCCTTTTTGTCCTTGATTTTCCGCTGTAAATGTTCTTTGAGCTTGTCGTGCGGGATTGACGGATAGAACTTGTGAATGTCCATCTTCACGCAGTATTTCGCGTGTTTGATGTCTCGCATGGTCGCTCGTTCCACTCCTTTGGCGGCGCGGTCAATCCCTCTGTTGGGGATATTGGCACAGCTCCAATAATAGGAGGATTTCATAATGAGCGGCTGTAGCACCTGCACAATAGCGTGATGGGCGCATTGGTCGGGATAGAACGCAGGAATCTGTAACTCCCTCTCTTTCCCCGACAGACCGTCCTTTATGATACGAGTCCGATACGGTGAGGTGAAATCCAAACGAACCAACCGCTCAGACAGGTCTTTCGCGTAGAAATCCAAATTATCCATGACTTTTTGAACATTTCTGCGCTTTTTCTTATGCTTTGCGGCATTTATGATAGCCAGTCTGCAATTTTCTTCTGAAACTATCTGTTCGTGTAGAAAGCCAATTCTTTTCATTGCTTTTGTTTCTTATAGGGGTTTCAAGAGACTTACTAACCCTATCCCTCCAAACTATTTTTTACCAATGGGTACGGCGAGACAGTATCTTGTATAGGTTTGTGCTGTATAACAAAAGTAGGCGCGACCCAATGTTCGAGTTCGAGTTGGACGAGTCATTGTTCAAATTAGCCGTAAAGAGACCACATTTCGAGCCATTGTTCCAATTACCGCCGTGTTGGAAGACGCGCTTTTACTGTTCGCCTTATAAAGTTCTATCTGTTTTGTATCGACCCACTTATGCGGGGGAGAAAATCCCCCGCACCCCCTTAGGAGGGGATATAAAGCAGGCGCGACCCAACGCTCGAGTTC